TTATGGAGAACTTCTCCTTCTTTGTTACCATGAAGATGACAAAAATCACGAGCAACAGTGCGACGAGAAGCATCATATTCGTCTTGCTCATCAGCATGATAATATAATATTGTAATATATTATTATGCCGGTGAAGTTGACTAAGTTAAAGAGTGGTGAGAAGAAATTCCAGGCGGTTTTTTTCGACAAGGAAGGAAAAAAATTAAAAACAGTACGCTTCGGTGCCAAAGGGTATGAAAATTTTACGATTCACAAAGATCCAGAGCGCATGAGACGGTATGTAGATCGGCACGAAAAGCGCGAGGATTGGACGCGTGCTGGAAAATATACTCCCGGCTTCTGGTCGAGATGGTTGCTCTGGTCTAAACCTTCATTTACCGACGCATTGAAGCTGACCGAACAGAAACTCGGCGAAAAGATAACGTATTCTAGAGGATAGTCATTTGACCACGGTATGTGAATGTGTATAAATATTTCGTTTTTTATGTTATTAATTTAAAAAATGAATGCAAAACGTGTGAGCTTCAGCGATGTCAATGACATTTTCATGATCCCTGGTATAGAAGGAACCAGGAAATTGATGACTCCTTGGAAGAAAGATTTGACTATATACTCGGACGAAGACTTGGAGGATCAGATACGCAAGAGAAAGGAGAACGCGATACGAGACGCCAAGAAACAGATCGTGGATCTCGAAAAGAAATACAAGGAACTTCATCAGTGTATACAAGAACTCGACGAAGAAGATGACCACTACTACGATGAATATGAGATATTTCACACGATGATGGAAGAAAACTTCTTAGAGCAAAGTGTCCTTACGAGAAAATTGATTGCATTGATCGAGAAAAAATGATGTAAAATTTTTCTAAATAAAAAGTAATCGATTTATAGTTGTATGAGTTTCAATATTCGCGAGTTCGACGTGTCTACAATATCGCCAGGAGCGATCGTCGGAGTGGTGGGAAGGCGTGGAAGCGGAAAATCAATCATCATCAAGGATTTGTTATATTCGAAAAGAGATATTCTGCCGTTTGGTGTCGTGATGAGTGGCACCGAAGCAGGAAATGGATACTTCGGGAAATTCATTCCTGAAATTTTCGTGTACGATGATTTCGATGGTTCTGCACTCGAGAAACTTCTCGAACGTCAGAAAAAGGACGCAAAGAAGGGAAATATGAAACGCGTCTTTGTGGTTCTCGATGATCTTGCGTACGATTCGTCAATCATGAAGAAGCCAGTGTTGCGTTATATTTTCATGAACGGTAGACACTTGAATATTTTTTTGATTTTTTCGAGTCAGTATGTTTCCGATCTTGGACCACCGGCTATTCGTGCGAACATCGACGTTCTTCTGGTGTGTCGCGAAGCCATTCAAGCGAATCGTTGGCGTTTGTATAATATGTTTTTCGGTTGTTTCGAGAACTTCGAAGATTTCAATAAGGTATTAAACGCATGCACGGAGAATTATGGCGTTCTGGTTTTGGATAATACAAAAATTTCAAATAATATAGAGGAATGTGTATATCATTGGAAAGCAAAAGTGCGAGACGACTTCAAGATGGGAGCGAGATGTTTTTGGAGGTTCTCGAAAGACCGTGTGAGAAATGATGATTCAGACGAAGAAGTCTCGAATGGCGTAAAATTGTTAAAGAGCAGGCATAAGTAGATTTGTCATTTTTTTAATTAATTGCGTAAAAATCTGACATATTTTTAATATACATATTTCAATTATGGTATTTGCCGATCAATCCCTCGTGGATATGCTGCGTCTGTATTCCATTCTCGTCGGTGGAACGACTCCCGAATGCCAAGCCGCGTTATTCGAAGATCTGAAACGTAACGCAAATTTAATAGAACCTGATAGCATTACTTCCGATTCGATGACGGCATACGAAGCTATTATCGAGGTAGAAAAACTTACGAAGACCGATATCATCGGACCGTATCTGGATGTCGATGGTTACGACGATACTGTAATTGATCTGTCTACTTGGGATCCGCTTAATCCCATAGATGACAGGAACCAGCTGCCAAACGGTAATTGCGTTACTTCATGGAGAGAACTACGCGGCGGTAATATTAGCCCCATTGACTGTAATAATGAGATCAACGATGCCAGTAAACTTCTATTTCCATGATTATTAAACAACTTATTAATAATAGTGTAAAAATATAAATGCCGACGATTGGCGTCGACCCCGGGCAAAAGAACCTTGCGCTCTGCATGACCGATGGTCAACGAATCGTGAAATGGGATGTTATAAATATCATGCCTGATCCCAAAGGTATAGCAGATGGATTTGCCAAAATAAACTTTGCCGATTGGGTCAAAGATTCCACGGACGTGGTGATCGAACGTCAACCGTCTAAAAATCCTCGAGCGGTTCGCATCCAACATTACATAGAGATGTATTGTGCTATCAACGATGGACGAGTGTATTGCATCGATCCAAAACACAAGCTGTCATATGCGTCTTCCACGTCTTTTTGGCCGGAACGCGACATACTCAATTGGTCATACAACGAACGCAAGAAACTCTCCGTAGAGACCGTTGCTAATTTTTTGAAGAATACCGAGCAGGACGAAGAGTTTGTGACTATGTTCGAAAAGTCTAAGAAGAAGGACGACCTTGCAGATGCACTTTTACATTGCCTCGCATTTGACGAAAACATTAAACCAACTCTTTCCGACGTCAGAAAAAGCGCGATCCGTAATATAAAACCGGTGAAACCCTCCGTCGCCAATACAAAGAGCAAGAAGTATACACAGGGCAATCTCAAGTTCCTCGCTAAGGGATGGCTGACTTCTTTTGATATCTTCCAGCTGAATGGTGAAAATACTTCGGGCTTTGCGGAATCGTGCTGTAGGCATTTTAATGATATTTCTAATGCATTTTTACAATTAGGAGGTAAAAATTAAGGTTGCGTCCAATAATATTCGCCCGAGTCACATTCTCCCGTCAGGACATTGTATATTTCGTCCGATTCGATCTTGTTATACGTTTTCTTGATCTCATTAAAATTGTTATACTTAATAATTTCGTATGAAACCTTGCAGATCCGCACAATCTTCTTTGTACTGTCAAACGCAATTCGGTCGAAAGAAACATCTCTATTCGAGCGAACAAGTATCTTCTTACTCTGTGGGAGCATGGTAGTTTTTTCTTTCTTTCTTTGCTTTGCTTGTTTGGCCAAGTTGTTTTTGAAGAGTGCCCACGATTCGTCGTCAAATACTACTTGCGGAGTCGCATTCACGAAGTATTCACACGGGTGTGCTTCGAACGTAGATTGTATTTGTCTCACTACGTTTTCGTCGTGAAAAAATCTCCCGGAATAGAGCATTTCGAACATTGAGGACATATTTGCGTTATATATGGTAATCCCATATCAAGTACAAGTATATAATTATGCACGACGATATGCCATTCTTACATATAAAAAATATTTGTTTTTAGATAAGTATGGATGAGGGAGTGTTAAACATCGCGAACAACGGAAAGATAAATATAATCAAGATTCTTACGTTTCCGGGACCAAAAATACCTAGACCGTCTGAAACTCATAAAAAACAACATACGTTCACTCCACGGTTCGTTCAGGACGGAAACTTGATATACACGTGTAACTTATTCACGATGAATGTTCCGTGCGAGGCAGGATTCGCCACAATAGACATGGCGGAACATCTCAACGGGGGGATCATGAAACTTTCTTACAAAGGTGCCGATTTTGCGGTTCCGTCTCTTTATTCGATAGGTGGCATGAATACTTCTGCGGCCTTCGATGTCCAGAAAAATGAGGTCGCGTGCCAGAGAAGAATATGCGAGTCGGGATGCAGAGACATAGCGATGCCCGACGAGATATCGGACATAGCTGCCGACTCTCGTTCGGTGTTGATCACCACGAAGATGATGTCAGAGTCGGTTCCTGGAGAACCTATGTACGAACACCCGAAGCGATTGATGAATCTTAATACTGATTTTGTATCCGATATCGTTCACACGAAGAAACTTCACATCGTGTCGCCAGGCGTGATGGACTGCTACGTTCGCGTGAATATCCCCGCGTTGTATTCGTGCGGAACCGTCGAGGTGTTATCTTCTACCTTTTGGAATGATATTCTGATCCAATTGATCAGGACAAATGGCGCGTGGGAGGTGATGAAAGACGCTTATAACGCAGTGACTTCCACCGGGTTCGTGATCGCTAAAACTCCAGATGTCGCAATGGGAGTTTCTTTGATGGATTGGCCACGTGGGGCTATATGTTTCCCGCCAGAGATTCGGTACAAGGAATTCGAAAACGTGAACCGATGGGGTATATATCAGCAACTGGGGAGTTCTAAAAATGCCACTATCAAGGTTCCTGGTGGAGAATATAGCTGGAGAATCAGGTTTTTCTTTGGTCCCATATGGCAGGTCCAAAAGTGGATAAACGATATAAAAACACGAAAGCATGGAAACGAACACAAGAAATTATTTGTTGACCAAAAAATGCCCGACAAAAAACGCCATGAATATGCATATCCGATGTAATTACTTAGATCGACTTACGGAGCTCTGCGGCTTTGACGTTCAACCACTTCCGACCATCCACACTCGTCTTCAAGGATTTCTGGAGACCGACAATGTAACGATTGTGCGCCGCCAGAGATGCCGGATGAGCTCCCTTGTTGCGACGTAGCATGGCGCTACGGGTTTTGGAGGCGTCTGCTATTTGTCTCTGGATGCCCTTGATCTTTTTGTCGAAATACGGGATCGCTTCTCTCTTGATGTGATTCAAGTCCGCCTGGGCCTCGGCACGGTTCTTCGCCTGACGACCACCAACTGTAGGAGCCATTATTATGTAATATATTACGCTTATATTTTTTTTTATTTGATGATTTTACTCCGTCCCCAGTAACCCGGATGGCATGTAATTGGTCTCACCAAATGTAAATTTTTCGTCTTGATGATATCGGCCCATAACACACATCTGTCACCCGTTCCTGAGGTATCCAGACTCTGGTATCCGGCTTTCAATAATTGTCTACGAGCCTCGACGAAGTCTAAAATCCACTTTAGCTCATCGGGTTCGCTTTTGTTTTTCATTTTACGAAGAATTGGTGTCAGACTCATAAAATCTGGTCCATGATTTATTGCCGTATCAACTATAAATCCTCTGGTGACAGGCAATGTCAATTTTGCTCCCGGTCGTTTTTCACACGTTCCCGTCTTGCTCGAAAAATCATTCGCAAAAGTCCAATATAAGTTGATGTAAATTTTCCACACGGCACGTTGCCATTCGTCATCGTCTCCCATATACACAATGTCTTTCCCAAGATTTTCGAGCCCGGTTATGTCATCCCCGAACGTCTTTTTCATGGGCCGTATGTATTTACAAAGTTTATGAGCCGGGTTGATTTTCTGGAGCTCCTCTAATATCATTAAAAGATCACCCGTCCCGGAGCATGCGCCAAACAGCGACACCGTCCATCCTCTCAAGTCACCAAGGCATTTGGCAAAATTATAATTGGTCCACCAAGAGGTCGTAGAGTTCTCGGGCAGAGATATCAACGACAGTATGGTGTCTGCTGAACTCTCGTCGTAACCGATCGATTCGAGTCGCGTGACAACCTCCCGCGGTATGTGCGTGTCGCTTGGCGACGACGGAGGTGCGGGTGGTTCGACGACCACGGGGGATGTAGGTGACGAGGTCGTCGGGTTGATGAGCTCGTTCGCAAGGGCTTTCTTGAAGTTTGCTCTCCTCCCAGGGCCCAACCCTTCTATGGAACCTAAGTGCGTGTCAACGAGTGTCATCATCTTGGTGACAAAATCTGCCATCAGTTCGTTCTTATTTTCATTCGTTATCCGCATATTACCAATTGATATAATATTTATAAATGATTTTTACATATGAGTGTGCTCGTGGTAACCGCTGCATGCTCCAGGTATAAAACCGCGGGTGGTTTCAAATGGTCTTATGATCAATTATAAATATAATATTGTATTATAATACAAAATGAGTAGTAAACAGATGGTGAAGTGGGGGAGGTCGGGCGCTAGGAGTCCTTCTCCATCGCCGAGAAGAAGTCCGTCACCGTCGCCCAGAAGGAGCTCAACCCCCGTTCGGAGTTCGACCCCCGTTCGGAGTTCGACCCCCGTTCGGAGTTCGACGCCTGTTCGGAGTTCGACGTCTCAAAACTCTAGGTTCTCTCCGAAGACTACATCAGAGCTTCAACAGAGAGAGGCCAAGGTCAATCGCCGTAGATTACAGGCAGAAGCCAAAGCGCATAAGTTTGCGATGCAACAGCAACGTCAAGAAACTCGTCATGCGAAACGCTCACAAGACCTTGAATACGCAATGCAACACAAGGAATTATACGGTGTATCACCTACTACAAAATACGGAATCATGGCTGCTGTTGCAGGTGTGATCGGGTTCCTGGCATTTCAACAGATTTGAATCGTATTAACGCGTGATATTTCCGAGTGTGGTTATTGCGCACATCGCCTCGTTATTGCGTAGCATGAAGGCAACGATGGCGTATCCGATTAACAATACGGCCATGCCGAACGACGACCAACGGAGAACTGATTCGGCCGACTTTGATTCCGCATTTTTGTCGTGTGCCAAGGGGTCGTAGTATATCTTTTTGACAGCCCCCTTGGCAGCATCGAGAACGGCCTTCGCCTGTGAAAACGAGCTAAACCGTTCGGTTATCTTTCCCTTGTATTTCACATTATCTACGGCGTACTCGACATCGTATATAACATTAAAGTATGTCGTCGGAGATCTCGAACTGCCGGACGTGTATGCTTTGATGTCTCCGTTCACGACAGTTGCGTCCGCGAGGATGTAAGAGCTTGTGTCGCCGACGATTCTACTGGCAAACACACTGACGAAGAACAGAATGACACCGAATATACCAGATATGACACTGCCTGTTACTAAACGTATCTTACAATACTTAGAAATGAACGATGACGGGTCCATTGTTAATGTATCAACATATAATTTATTGGATTGTCAACACGAATCTTCGGTTTGACAAACAAATTGCATATATACTTACTTGTCGTAAAATATGATGTCAAAGTTCCTTCTATTAATTCCCTTCACACCCACGTCATTCGCAAGATCGCGCCTTATGAACACGACGACTTCCTCCGCGAGAGCCACGGGGATGTATCCGAGATCTGTAGATACCTCTACGGATCTTCTGTATTCTTCGAGTGTTACTTTCGATAGCTTGATCGCTACTACCATCGGTTGGTGCTCTGTTTTCTTCCAAGCGTCTACCGTGTCAATCATGAGAAGCGGAAACTCCTTTGTGAAATTGTTCTCCCGTAGGACTTGGCCAATATCTGTTGCGTTTTCATTTACAACATGGAATTCATATTCTTTAAACAATTGAAAACACGCGTAATTATCCATGGTGTCGTGAAATTTAATATTCAAAACATGCTGATTTCTGCGAAGAACTCGAAGTCTTCCCAATATTTCTTCTAGAATACTTGCCAGTCCACCTTCCTTGAAGTTAGAAAACGGGCCCTTGGCAATTCTCGCTAGAGCATTTTCCTCGTTCATGGTGTTATCTGTTTTATTCAATTACTTTTTATTTTAGTATTTTACGATGATCAGTTCAGATATACATAGAGGCCATCAAGTTTTTCAGTTCTCGACCCAAGTCGTAATCTGACATTTGTGTGGCGATGGGCGCGGGCTGGGGCTGTGCGATGTATGCGGGATCCGCGAAAATATTGCGAACCACCGAGTTATTTGATTTCACAGGAGCACCGGGAGTGTTTGGCACTCGGGGTTTAGAAGGCGGCGTAGTTTGCTGATGAACATTTGCCCGCACACCGGCGATAGCGGACAGCAAGTTATTCAGCTCTTTAACCATGTCATGATCGGTCATTTGACTGGCGACGAGTGTGAGTTCGGGATTGATAATGGGTTCGGGTTCGATAGTGGGTTCGGGTTCGATAG